TCTCCTTGGTTGTATAGCCCTTGTCATGCAGTCTCTATACACGTCTGCCTAGCCAGTGTGCACGACTATGTTAATCTAGGATACTTGTGAGGAGTGTATAATAAAAAAGGCGCTCTTACAAGCGCCTTCTTTTCCTGGGAGGATCCAGTAAATTTTATGAACCTTGAGATCCGTATACACATCTAGGATCTGAGAAACCAAAGCTGTATCTCTCTCTTGCTTTGTATCTCATGTTTCCTGTATCAAAATCGCCTTCCATGCCAGTAGCAAGGGCAGCTCTTGTGAAGTGTTTAAATCCATTAGGAGCATCAGTTTTAATGAAGTATGCATCTGTATCAGACAGATAATGGTTAATTGTATAACCATCTGGTAACATACCCATGTTTCTGAGTGCGTTGATATCATTGTCAGACGTACCAACTCTTTGAGTAGAATTTAAAATTCTATCAGCTACAAATTGAATGTTTACTGGGATGATTAATTTTCTTCCCTGCATTGCAACTTTTAGCCCTCTTTCGTCGATAAAGCCTGCAATATCAATCATTGCTTGCTCTAATGAGGTTTCGTTCAAGTCAGCATCAGTTGAACTTCTGTTTGAGAAAGTTCCACCTAAAGCAGTTGGGTGAGCAGTGTTTACTAAAGAAACACCATCGCCGCCAGCAGTTGAGAAAGCATTGTTTAAAATGTTCGCTGCTTTAACTTGCTTTGTGTATGCCATTGAACGTGCCAATGATTTTGTGTAACGAGCCGATAAAGTATCGTACAAGTTGTCTTCGACAGCTTCCTCAGTCAAACTGAATGCTAATGCAACAGTTTCGTGAGTGTATCTAGCAGTAAAAGATTCTTGAGCTGTATCAAATTGTACAGCGGAACCTTCTTGCTTTACAGCAGCTTCGCCGAATCCAACTAACATTACTTCTTCTTCAAAAGCTCTGTCACTTGTTTCATTGTCAAATATTTCTGCATGCTCGTTCTCATAACGAGAATACTCCATTCCGAACAAGGCGTTTAGGCCTGGTTCTAGCTCTTTCGCCAGTTGGGCTCTATTAATAGCCATAATACCCTCCTATTATACGCCTGCAGTACCTGTACCGCCATTCATAACAGAGTTATTAATTTTGATAACCAATTCACTGTTGTTCGCTGTCGCGTCGTTACTTGGTGTATCATAAAAATCAATCAATCTCACTTGATGAGTTGCAGTAGTATTTAAGGTACTAGAATCTATTTCTACTCCAGAAATACCCGTAGTGGTACTTCCAGCGCCGAAAACGAGATTTGCGTTTTCGTTAAGGTTTGCGGCAACTGCATTAGCGCCAACTGAATCTTGCTGTGCAACATACAATTGATCTGGGTCGTCGCAAACGAAAGCTATCGCATCACCAGGTGATGTCGAAGCTGGGAAAAAATTTCGGAACGTCGGTTTTAAAGTGCTTGGATCTGTATAAAAACAGCCTAAAAATACACCTAAAAGAGCGTCACTCGCAGTAGCTACTTCAACTGTACCATCGTTTTTGTATTTAACGGGGTCGCCAGTGAATATCGCAGTACTTTGGTTGTCACCTATAGAGTATTTAGTTGTTCCAGTAGTTCCACCAGGAGCGGAACCCACTTTAGCAATTGGACGTAAACCGAAAGCGGCATCTATATTAGCCATATCAGTCTCCTATTACTTTTTTAGAGACATGAACCTTACTCATTAAGATTTTTTGCCTCCAAAAGTTACTCTGCTTTGCCTTTCCTGATGGATTGGCATCGCTGGATGCTCCTGTTTATGTAGATCATTTTCAACTGCTTTAGTATTCTGGTCGGTTAAAGATCGGAAATATTCATCTCTGTCTTCTTTAACTTCCGCAGGACACCTCATCAGCAATAATCCGCCTATGCCTATGACACCTTTGTATTTGCCGTCTGCGATAGAAGGTAAATCCATTCTATCGGGATACTCATCTGATTTTACAAATTCATACCCACTTCGTAGTCTACCAATGATATTTTTTTCATCAGCCATGCCACGATATTCAGCTCTTACCCACCTATGGTGAAAACCTTCTGGTGGTTCAGGTGCTTCTAAGTTGCTTGGAGGGACCCATCCCCTCTTGCGAACATCCTTTTCACGGGTTTCTAATTTGCGTGAGGTTTTGTTTATTTTTGTCTCAGTCATTTACGCCTCCTTCACGTGTTTTGCGTACTCTTCAAGTGGCACACCAAGTTTTTTTGCGATAGCTACCTGTGAGGGTGTGAGTTTCACAGTGCGGCGGCCTGTTGCCGTTGTTCGAGTAGCTGAAGCAACTTTTTGCTTCGGCTTACTTTGATCCTCAAATTTATGAGGAAACTCTTTTCGGATTCTCCGATCAATCTCAGTATAATACTCTTCTGAGCTCGCGTCAAATCCTTCATTTATTAATTCATCATGAAAAGACATAGCGGTATACGTCATTGCCTTATCTGCTCCAAACCATTTATTGTCTTCAGCCCAGTCTTGAGCTTTAGGATCAGGTCTAACCTGTGGTTGAGCTTGTGGTTGATTATTCCAAGGTTCTTCAACAGGTTTTTCTTTTTGAAGCTCTTGTTGCTCTACTTTTTTCTTACGTAAACTCAATCTTTCTTTTTCAATAGCTAACTGAGCTATTCTTTGTTGAGCTTCCATTTGTTTCTCTACATCACCTTCAGTTACAGCTTGGGTATAAGCTGTTTTCAAAAGCTGTTCAGTTGATTGTAAACTTTGTTCATCAGAGGCAACTCTTTCCTTAGAAGTTACTTGAGACATAACACTTAAATTTTTATTTTCTTCTTGAACTTTTTTTGCATAATCAATTGCTGCTTGTTCACGTCTTTCAGCTTCACGCATTTTACGTGTAAGTTTATCAATACGTCTTTTTACAGATTGAGAATACTCTTCGAGCTCTTCTTCTTTACCTTCTTGTTTAGGCGCTTCTTCAACTTGAATTTCAGGTTCTGTAACCTTCTGTTCTTTTTGTTCTTCGTTTAATTCCACTTCGACAGGTTCACCCGAGGTATCTATCGGTACCATTTTGTCATTTTGTGTTTGTTCTTGCATAGAATTCTCCATGTTACATTATGTTAGCTGGCAAAATATCTCTCGGATCATCAACGACTGCCAATATCTCATCTTCGTTAATAATACGTAACTCACCACCATCAATCTTTACTCTAGATCCAGCATAACGAGTTATTATAACCCAATCACCCTCTTTACACCAAGGACCATCAGGATATCTCTCTTTATCTTTATAACATAAAGATCCAGTCTTTAAGACTTTACAAATATTTGTGGTTATTTGTGATTCTTCTACTGTTTCATCAGTAAGAATAACACCACCTTTTGTTTTACCTTTTAATTTTAAAGGAAACAAAACTATTCTCCAACCAACAGGTTTTGGAATCTTTTCTAATTCTTTTTTTTCTTTTTGTTTTTCTGCACCATCCCAAACGTGTTTTGGTACAATTAATTTAGGTTTAGTCGTCATCGTCTAGCTCCGTTTTCTTCAGCAGGTCCGTGAGTTCCTGTTCAGTTTCTTCAAGACCGCGAAGTTTACCAGTCAGATACCGATATTCGTCCCAATCTTTTACACCACTACATATAGCTTGTCTTATGGTCTCTTGTCTAGCTTTTAGTTGATTTTTAAAATAAGTAAAAAAGTTTTCTAGGCGCATGATTTCATTTGATCCGATAATTTTTTACAGCGATTTGGAGTTTGACGATTCCATTTCGAGTCTAACATTTCTAAACTCGCGCCGTTAAAATCTCGGTTCTGCAGGCATTTCCACATGTTACGGAACTTGGACACGCCTGTAGGGCCAAGCTGATATACCATTTCGGTAATGGTATGCTGCGCTGTTGTAGGCAAATCAGTTACATTATGTTCTTTCATAAGTGTTCTAGCTTTACCTATTGCAGTGTTTAAATCTTTATCAAATACTTCTTGTAGTTCTTCTTTGGTATATGTTTTACCGTCTTCAAATTTATCTTCATGCACCACTTTGTGGCCCCAGCCAATCGTGCGAAATCCTTCCGTATCTATATATACGTGATCTCTAAAGCCTTCAGATAATTTTACGGAACCCGCTAATTCGTCGTATGTCATGAGAATTTAGTAACGGCTCCTGTTTCTGTATCCACGGCCCAATAACCAGTAACGCATGTATAAATATAAGAAGTGTTAATTGGTTCTGGTCCAAGAGGTTTACGTAGAACAACATTTGACCACTCTGGATTTACCAAATGCTCTGTTAATATTTTTAGTGATTCTTCTTGTGACATTTTTATAGGTGG